TTGATAAATTAAGCGTAAATTTGTGTAGTCGAAACATTAAAGCAACGTTGAAATATGATACAGAATAACAATATAAGCGTATTGCCGTGGTACACGTCAATAGAGCAGCAGAACCACCGTAAAAGTTACGCATACGGGCAAATATACCCATTGTTCGCACCGGCTGATAGATTATTGCCGTTTCAGATAATAAGAAATACCCGTTCAAATTCTGTTACGTCTGTTATTCTATATGATAAAACCGGAAAACGAATTGCAAATATAACAACATACATGAGGGAAACCGGATTGCAAGTTGTCCAGTTTCAGTCGTTGGGATATGATGTAATATTATACCCGGCAATATTACCCATGCCATTAAATCAGTTGGACGGAATATATTATATGACGTTATCGGATGGCGTGCAAACGTGGTATTCTGAAATGTTCACGGTCGTACAAGATGTTTCCGGTTACTTAAAAATACAATGGTGGGATATTGAAAATTTTGTATTTGACGCCGGGCAAATAGTATATAAAAACCCGGATTTCAAAAATACGTTGTACCTTTGTACAGAGTTGGGAAAGCCGGATTATGAATTTGAAGAGGACGGCGAAGAACGGGACGGGTATTTTTTCCCGGAAAAACAAATATCAGTCAAAACGTTTAAATGTACGATATTGGCACCGGAGTTCCTTTGCGACGTTATGCGTTTTATTCGTATGGCTGATTACATACATATAACTGACAAGTACGGCAGGGAATACGATTGCGATACGTTTTTAATTACCCCGAAATGGCAAACGCAGGGGGATTTGGCGAGCGTGGAAATTGAGTTTAAAACAAATACCGTCGTTAAGAAAATAGGACGTGGATATATTATCAATAATAATGGAGATTTCAACGGCGATTTCAATAATGATTTTGACAACAATTAAATTAATTAGATTATGGGAAATTACGAACAATTAAAACAAGCGATTGCCAACGTTATTAAGACAAACGGAAACCAAGAAATTACCGGGGCAATAATGCAAAACGTGTTGAACACGATTGTTTCAACCGTGGGAGCCAACAGAACCTTTGTTGGCATAGCAAATAAAAATACCAATCCCGGCACGCCGGAAGGTAACGTTTTTTATATCGCTTATACGGCGGGGAATTATGTAAATTTCCAATTCAAGGCGGGTTATTTGACCGTAAAACCCGGCGAATTGGCAATATTATACAACGAGACGACCAATTGGGGTAAATTTGTTATCGGCATGAGTTCGGACGGCGTTATTGCGCTTGCGAACACAACAAACCAAATCAACGCAACCGGACGTTATGCGTACACGGATACGGATATTGTAAAGGGGTCAAATGTGGGTTCCCAAAAGGTGCGTACATTTTTGGTTGCGGGTCAACCATACCAATTTACATTAACGCCCGTTGGAGGCAACGCCCCGGTAAATATACAGGGTATTAAAGCCGACGGAACATTAGACATTATTGGCTCCATGACATTAACGCCCGACGGGGCAACGAAAACCGTAACGCCAACCGAAAATTATTACGGGTTTACGATTTTTTACGGTTCCCAAACAACCGCCACGTCTGTAAATGTATTGTTTGAAACGACAACCGAGGGAATTGGTTTTCCGGACGGTATGGGGGACGCAACCAACTTTTACCCCGACCCGTTTATTGAGGCGGGTTCGCATATTAAAGAATTGGAGGGCGTACAAAATGTTTCCGTTGTAGGAACGCCGGAATATTACGCCGACCGTATTGTTTTGCCCGTGGGTTCGTTTTTAGGGGTTTTATTGGATTTGTCGCAATTCCCATATAATCCAACAACGGATTATCTTAACGCATTAATGAAAATTAGTGCGCCGGGTACAGGTCATTTGTTAAGTGTGGCATTTGACCCTACAACGCCGGGTGCCTTTAGTTCAGCCGTTCAATTAACGACCGACCCGCAATTTGAAGGTTGGGTATCTTTTTACAATGTAACCGGACGTTCGACGTTATCCAACTGTTGCCGTGTAACATTCGACAACCGAAAAGGTACACAGCCGTTAACGATTTACCGTTGTATGATGTGGACGGGTCAAGATGTAACCCCGTTCGGTATGTTCGCAAAACAGGCGTGGAACGCATGGAAAAAGGTAAAAGATATTCCCGTTAAAACAATTAATTACGCCCCGTATTACAACGAATTTAATTTACAGGGTTCAGCAAAGAATGTTGTAAGAACACGCACAACGTTATCTTATACGGTGAACGATGCCGGAACTACTGCATTTATTGGATATGATTTCAATTTGACGGATAGTCCGTTTGAGATTGGCGACGTTATCGGTTACGGTGCGGATAATGTGGTTGTAAGTAGTGCAACAACCGCCGTAATGTATTGCATATTTTACAATGATTCAACCGAGATTTCCCGGTTAACGTTACAATTAAGTGCAGGCGGTTTTTGTACTCAATCCGGCACAATTCCGGAGAATACAACCCGTATATTGATACGTTTCCAAATTAATGGCGTTGGTGCGGCAATATCGGTTGGCGACAACTATTTGACAAAAGGCGAAATAAACAAATTGAGCGAATGGGAACGCCAAAGCATAAAGCACGGGACAACTGTAAACACAACCGCCGCCGTTGTTTACGTGGATGCGGTCAACGGAAACGACACGAACCCCGGCACGACGGAAAATGCCGCATTAGCGACGTTTGCCGCCGCATTTTCCAAAACAGGCGTTGATACAACAATTATATTGATAGGGGACACGACCGAACGTTTGAATATCAAAACCAAGTCAAACCAACGTTCCGTCCGTCTTATCGGTAAACGTGGATTAGTTAACCGTATCATTTGCGGAACAAAAATTGATAGCGGAACATTAGTTGCGGGTACAACGAACGTTTACCAAACCCCGTTGTCGTCCTTTTCATCCGCCGACCATTTCCAATTGTTCCAACATGAGGTATTCGACGAAAGTACGTTGATACCGGACGACGAACGCCACCCGTTACAACGTGGGAAAACGTACCGTTGTGATAGCACAAAGATAACCAGTGTTGCGTCGTTGGATGCCGTGAAAACGTCCGAGGGTTACACGTTCTTTTATGATACAGACGCACAAATGTTGTACGTCAAAATCAAAGAGGGTACAACGTTAGCCGCCAACCCGGTTTACATTCCGGGCGGTTCCGGTATTTCCGGCAATGACGGTTCCGTTGCTTTTGAAATGGTTAATATTGAATGTTGGTACGGTTCAATTTCGTTAAGGTTTTGCCACGGCGGACGGGCGATTGATTGCGCAGCAAAATACGCATTTGGCGGCGGTGCGTGGTCGTGGGAGGCGGCAATTGGTGTGGAGTTGATACGATGCGAAGCGGCACGGGCGTTTAGCGGTTCGAGTACCGGAGACGGGTTCAATGCGCACAGCACAACGATTGGCCCGGCATTGGCGAAACATACCGTTGCAACGATGATTGATTGTTGGAGCCACGACAATAACGACGACGGATATAGCGACCACGAACGTTGCGAAACAACCATTATTGGCGGATTGTTTGAATACAACGTAAAAGCCGGATTAACGCCCGCTTTTGGTTGCCACGATACGATATATAACGCCTATTGCCGTAAACAGGTTAATAACGGTATCGCGTTAGTTGGAAGCGCAACGGAGGCGGAGGGCGGCAGAGGTTCGCAAATATTCGTGATTGGTTGCATTTGCGAGAACAACACAAACAATTATTACGTTTCCGGCGAAAAGTCCGGGAAGGATGAAAATTTTGGTAAGTTCGTAAATTGTATATCTTTGAACGGTTCAAAATATGGGTATTTGTGTGGAACGAACGCCCGTATTGAATTGAACAATTGCACGGATAGCGGAAGCCCAACCGCAAAAGGTGGCAACGTGATAGTAAATAACGCCGCATTGGTAGAATAATTAACCGGGGGGNTTATGGACGATATGGATAAAATTTTTAGTTGGGAACAATGGCGTATGATATTCGCCACGACCGCAAGCCCGTTATTTGCATATCTGATCCCGACGTCGGGGTTTATGTGTGCGTTAGTTATTATGTTTGCGTTCAACATTTGGGCGGGAATGAGGGCGGACGGCGTGGCGATAAGGAATTGCAAACGCTTTTCGTTCCATAAGTTTAAGAACGCATTGGCGGAATTGCTTTTGTACGTCGTTATTATACACGTCATTTATTCCGTTATGTTGCAATGTGGCGACGACGGGGCGGCAATGATTGTTATTAAGTCGCTTACATACGTGTTCATGTATGTATATTTGCAAAATGCGTTTCGCAACTTAATTAAGGCATACCCGAAGAAAATAGCCTTACGGATAATATACCATGTTATCCGGTTGGAATTTACACTGGCGTTGCCGTCTTATTGGCAACCAATAATCGAGCGTTTCCAAAAGGAAACCGATGACGATATTATTAACGATAAAGAAAAGGAGGTAAGAAAATGAAACCTATTGTTATTTTAGACAACGGACACGGCGAAGAAACCTCCGGGAAACGTTCCCCGGTTTGGGGCGACGGTTCGCAACTGTTTGAATGGGAGTTTAACCGTGACATTGTGCGACGTATCGCCGCCAAATTGGACGATTTGGCGATTGGGTACGAGATATTGACCCCGGAAACAAACGACGTGTCATTGGCGGAACGTTGCCGCCGAGCAAATGAGATTTACCGCAATTACAATGAAAAGGCGTTTTTGGTATCCGTCCATGCCAACGCCGGAGGCGGTACGGGTTGGGAGGTTTACACGTCGCCCGGAGAAACGAAAGCGGATGCAATCGCCACGGTATTTGCCGAGGAAGCGCAACGGGTATTCGTCCCGGACGGTTGGCGTATGCGTTTCGATTATGCCGACGGCGACCCGGATAAGGAAGCGGCGTTTTATATCCTCAAACACACGAGTTGCCCGGCAATCCTTACGGAAAACTTTTTCATGGATACCGAAAAAGATTGCCGTTTCATAATGAGCAACGAGGGACGGGAACAAATTGCAAATATGCACGTCAGTGCAATAAAAAGAGTTATAAAGTTATGACACAACAGGGAATGCAAAAATTCATTACCGATAATGTATTAAAGCAAGGTAATGAGGGTGCAATAAATATTGCCCCGTTATTGTCTGCAATGGTTGATAAGATGTTTGCAGACCCGGAAACAGGAGTTGCCCCAATAGTCGTTGCGATAGCCGAGGCAGGGACGAAAGACGGGACAAAAACCCGTTACGACGTAACGACCGAGCAAGCAACGATAAATCAGTATATCGACGCCGTAACGGAGGAAAAAGCGAAAGCCCGGTTATTTATCCAAGACGGCGACGCATTGATAGGGTTTACTTATTTGGAGATAAGCGAAACCACGATTACAGGGCAAAGCATTGCCCCCGACGGTTCGTATAAATTGTATCTTTCAAAGGAGGCGGGAACGTCTTATTTTGAGCATGACGACGAAGTAAAGAGCATTGCAAGCGTTACCGAAGCGGAAATTGCAGGATACAACGAAATGTTCGGCGCAACTTATGACCCTGTAAATAATAAATTTGCCGTCCAAATCGGCACGGTAAGCGCACATTTAACCCCCGGTCAAATGATGTTGACGACGGAGGAATACAACAAAGTAAGCAACGACGCCGATTATACCGCAATGTGGGCGTATGCGATTGCCGAATATATTTGTTGCCCGTGGTTCGAGGGGTTCGCCGGGTTCAAATTGCATAGCGCATTTTATAAGGCAGAAAAAACAATCTTTATCGACCTTAATACGGTCGAATTGCCCGTTGCGACGTTGGAAAATGCCTTTTACGGTTGTTCCCGGTTGGAGCAAATAACCGGAATACTAAAAATTGGTTCCAACGTCCCCGTAACGGATGCGTTCAAAGGATGCGCCGTATTGCATACGGTCAAGTTGTCCGGGTTATCCTCAAACATTGATTTGTCGGATTGTGCGCAATTGAGCGTCGAAACGATAGAACATTTGATTGAAAACAGCGTACAACCCGGAAGCGGAACAATTACAATTACCGTTCACCCCGATGTAAACAACAATATCAACAACAATAGTGGTTGGGCGGACATTCGGGCGTTGTTGCAGGAAAAAACGTACATTACAATCCAAGCGGCGACCGTATGAAAAAGTATTTGATTTTGGCGGCAATCATTTTGGCGGTTGC